TTTTAAGTATGCTTCATCTAGCTCTGGTTTATGGACGGGTGCAGGCTGTACTATTTTTCTAACTGTATGAATTTTAACTGTTTTATAAAAATCAAAGTTCAATAGCGTAATTTTAGAGGTTGTATAGCGTAAAAACCAATAAGCTGCAATTGTGCCTGTAAGAGGTCTATCAATATTTATCTCTTCTGTCATCTCTTTCCAATATTTTGGATTCCAAAAATATGTTTTATTATACCACTCTTCTGGATAATTTCTGATCATATTAGATCCGTCTCTATCTCCATTACCTCTAATAATAAACTTCTCATTATTAGAACCAGAAGACTTATAGTGTTCATCTAAACCATTACAGTAGTTGTTAAACCAAATATCACAATCTCCCCATCGTCTACTAGAGTTTAATCTAACGACAATAGGATAGTTTATTTTCAAGTGAGATATATCTTTACTAGAGCCTACAATTACAATAGGTTTATCGCCTATATAAGAAATTATATCTGACTTAAGATGTTCGCTTCTAGAAAGTATGGTTTCTAAAGAGTTCATATTCTTTTAACCACAGATCCGCATACTCACATTGTTTATATTCATCAAACCAAGGTCCTCCCTCAGTATAGTGTAACGCCCGTGGAGTACCATCTTGTGGCTCTTGATACCACCCAACGAGCCAATTCCACTCTAAAGATATTTCTCCAATATCAAAATCATTTAGCCAGCTAAATCTATGTAAGTAAGATGGAGAAGCCTGGTTTATTGTATCTAACGAAAGTTGAGCATTAGATGGATGAGCACAATTCCAAATTATTAAAGAACTCCAGTTTTTTCTAGGATACTGAGACTGTTCTTTTCCGTCCATTTTAGTTTTATTTGTAGGCTTATAGTCATGTTTTACAACATATACGGCAAACTTTGTATCTAAGCTGCTAATTAAGTCTCTAACATCCTTAAGCCAAAGAAAATCACAATCGCAATATATTGCCCATCCCTCATACTGGTTAAGAAAGGGAACCATAAATCTAGTATAAGTAAATTCTGTAGACGCTCTATCATCTTTTTTCCTCGTGTAAAAACCATTATCTCTAAGTTCTTTTTGTATTAAAGGTTTGATTGTAATATTAGTTGACGAATGCCTAAGAAGAGAAGAAACGCAAACTCTCCAAGCTGCGTCTTCTCTAGCATCATAACCAATATAAACATTTGTCATTTTTTCTTAGCTTTCTTCTTCTTTACCTTTTTCTTAACTCTCTTCTTTTGTAAATTTTTGAGAGTAGAAGTTTGGAAGATCGGGGCTGTTATCATACGAATTATCCCTTTCAATGTCCCATTCTTCACAGATACTGCCAGTTTGTACCTCTAAAACGTGACATCTTTCATTTTTAACATTAATAGCTTTGTGCCATTGACCAGAGAATATAGTTGTAGTACCGAATAAACTTAAATTCTCTACAACTCCAGATCGTCTATCTATTATACAAGAACCTTTCAAGACATACCAATGTTCATTTCTATATTTATGTTTTTGCATAGAGAGTTCTTTATTAGGCTCTATTACTAGCTCTTTTATTTTATAGCCTTTTTGTTCTTCTAAAACTCTATACCAGCCCCATTCTCGAATTGTTTTTGGGGCTTTCCATTCTTCTAATATCCAGCTAGAAGAGTTCTTTTTATTATCTCCCCCAACACCAAATGCGAACATAACCCTAAGATTATTAGTAAAATGTTCAAGCTCAGGTATATTACCTTGTACTCTATCCCCTCCATTGGCAAATACTATAGACTCACTTGAGGGGTACATAGATAGAGTTTTATTGATAGCATCAGTAGCGCTATCATTACTATCATCAAAAGAGATAACTTCATCAACCATTTTTAAAGAGGATAAAACTGAATATCGTTCTTCAAAAGGCATGAAAGGCCTACCCTTTTTACGGGTAAGCCAATCATCGCTGTTTAAACCTACTACTAGTTTATCACCTAATTTTTTAGCGTCATCAAAGTAGTCTATATGCCCAGAGTGAAGAGGATCAAATCCTCCAGTTACTAGTACAATTGTCATTTACAGATACTCAAAATAGCTCTGATTTGCTGTTCTTTTTCGTCTAACTCTTCTTCATTTTGCTTTAACAAAACATTTGCTGCAGCTCTAACTGCTGTTGAGTTAAGACCGTATGTATCTTTTAGATACTTTACTCGTCTGTTTATCTCATCTCGTGAATCTGATATTGCTCCTAAAAAAGCTACTATCGCGTCTAAACATTCTGAGACATCTTCTGAATCAATTGGCTTGATCTCTTTTGCAACTTTACTCTGTTTCTTTTCTAGATCCCTATCTGACAACTATCCCTCCATTATAGGTTTTTATGTAAAAATCTGATATATTCATCCATACTATGATCATATACAGAATCAAATAATTGAAGCTTTGACCAGGCTCTAATTCTACCTCTCATTGAATCGACAAATCTCTGAAATTTATTCATCTTAGCAATTTTTCCAGTATAAGACAAGTAAATAGGTTCACAAGTATGTCTAAATCCCATAATATAAAGTGGAACTTTTGGTACAATATCGTTATTATTTACAACTCTATAATGCTTTGTTTTAAAATGATCAACCCAATCTGAGTCTCCGACTCGAGGTGATCCATAGGTATAACATTCATCAGCAGAGAAACGTCTTGCACTAATAGTAGCTAATGCTCCTCCTAAAGAATGTCCACAAGTGATAACAGTTTTGCCACTTCTCCTTGCTTCAACCCATTGAGATAGTGCATTCCAAATCTGATCTAAAGCTTCTTTAAATCCTGTATGAACATCTCCTAAACCACTATGAGAAGAGGTTTGCCAAGCTTTCAAATCTGCTGCTAAATCAGCCATTTGATCGGGCTCAGTACCTCTAAAAATAATAATTATTGAGTCTGGTGTTTCAATAGAAACAGCCTGTGTACCGTTTCTATCATATGTTTGTTTATCTATTTCTCCCTCTATAGATATATCTTCCAAGTTTCCATAAACTTGTCCCGATAGCTTTGCGTAGCGTATCAAGTTTTGAATCATTGATGGTTCTCGACTTATAAATGATTTCCCCAATCAACATTCGCACATCAATTGGAGTTACTTTTTCATCTATATAAATGAAAACCCCCTCATTATCGTGAATAAGAGTATATCTCTTATCTTTAAATCTTTTAAATAGTTTTCTTAGCTTACCAGGCGTACGCACTTTCAGTGCGACCCAGCTATCTTCATATAGCTGTTCTACTTGAAACTTATCTACTCGTTCTAAAGAACGCACAAACTGCCTAGCTATTACTTCTCGTTCAATACTAGAAGGTTCTTGATCATTCTGAAATAAATAATTACTCATCTCTCTGCCAACCAGGATTTTCTTCTATTTTTTGTGCTCTCATTGTTTCAAACTGAATTTGCTTAAGTCGTTCTTGGTCAAAGTCATATATAGCTAAGAGAGCATAATGCATAATCTTAAACAGATCTTTTTTATTTTTACCGTCTTTTTTACCAAATCGTTGAGCATATTTCATGATATTGCCTAAACAAAATCCTTCACCATGTCCTGAATCAATAATAAACTCTGTTGCTTGAAATTGATTCATTGAATAGTGTTGAGAGTAAGTAGAATTTACATATTCAACAAACTCTTGTATGATTCTATCTTCTTCATACTTGTATTGTTTTTCTACTGACACTGTAACTCTTCTCCCGAATACTCTATCTCTGAATTAATAAAGTCATAAAACTTTTGAACAGCAACCTCTTTGAATTTAGCTTCTACATCAAAATCTGCATATTGAAGCATAGGAACATGACGAGCCATTAGTTCTTCATCCCAGTATGTTTCTGAATGCGCATTAGGCTTCATCCAGTAGTCTGGATTTTCGGGATGAAACGACTGAGACTTGTGGAACAGCGGGCGTACGCTTTTCCAGCTTTTAACTGCTTCGATAAAGAGGTCGTCTGTATGAGAGATGTGTTTGACATCTCGCACTTTTCTATTAACTGTTTTTTCTCCGAAAGCGACTTTTTCTGTTTTAACCATTCGATGGCAGGCATAGTGGTGTGTGTCAAGTGTACAGCGGATCGGAATTCTCTGTGCAAGTTCAACGGTATGTTCAATGTCGTATCCGTTGGGCTTATCTTCATTCTCGACTGCGAGACACTGCTGTGCGTAGTCGGAGAGATAGGGGAAGTGCGTAGCAAACCGTTTGATCCCAGCTTCATGTGTTCCTCCATATAGTCCCTGAAGATGAATGTTCATTACAAAGTCTTTAGCTTCAATACCCATTAGTGAGCCATATAGTGCGTGATACTCTAGATCTTTAATAGAGTTTTCTACAACACTTGGCTTATCAGAAGCCAGAACAGTATATTGCCCAGGATGGACACTAACACGTATTTCATTTTTACGTGCACTATCTCCTGCTCTAGAGAGAATTTCTGTAATATCTTCCCAAATTTCCTGATACCACTCACGGGTAAAGTCGAGAGTGTAGCAAGGAAATAACTCAGATGAGATACGAAAACTGCGTAAATGTACTGGTTGAGTTGGAAAATATGTTTCCAAAACATCCGCCAACTTACGGCAATTCTCCAAAGCTTTTGTTTGAACACGCTCTTTTCCACCTTCTTTAAGCGCATAGGTTTTTGTGGTTGTTCCAAAATTATACCTTTTTGCAAGCTGCTTATCATGAAACTGGCAGCACTGTGAGATGCGCCAATTAGTTTTTGTTTTGTTGAAATACATAAAAAACTCCTGATTAGAATGTATATCTACTATACGCTAATCAGGAGTAGTTGTCAATTACAATTTTGATTTAACTAGTCATCATCTTCAGATTCATTAGAAGTAATTGAATAATCACTATACTTATAAAAGTCGTAAACTGTGTCCATATATTCTGATGCTAAAGTTACTTTAGACTGTAACCAAGCAGGAAACTGTTCATCATCTTCGATCATTTTGATCAGTTCTGAAGCTTGAGCTTCCATACGTCTAAGCTGAGTACGAACCATATAGCCTTCATAATCATACTCTTCACCAGGACCTGCCTTTTGTGTAAGTTGCTTTTCTCGTTCATGAAGTAGATTGACTAAATCTTCTTTAACAACTTCATCAAGTTCCCAATTAGGATCTAATAGGTTTTTATTCTCAATGCTCATCTTCTAGGTCCTCCTTTTTTGGGAGACTTTTTAGAACCACCTGGGCCTGCCCAAAGTTTTTTACGCGCCCAGTAGTTAGCGGAAAACTTATCATTTTTTGTTAACTGACCCGATTTATTTTTGATGCCTGCGCTACGAGCCATATAACTTTTACGTGCTGATTCTGAATAGTTATGTCCGTAACCTTTATGCCCAAAACGAACTACTTTGATCTCATCGCCTTTTTTAGCGAGCACAACTTGTTTGTGTTGAGATCCAGAAGTGTTGCGTTTTGGTTTATTAAATCCTGGAAATGTTTCTCCACGATACTTAATTTTTCCGCTTGGAAGTCGTTTTGCGTCTTTTGCTTTTGCCATTGTTTTATCCTTTACCAAATATATGTTGTGTTTTAAACTTGTGAGCCTGAAGCCAACTCTCTATTGAAATCAAAAGTAGCTGATTATGTTCTACCTTATATTTGTTAACTTCTATGAAAACTTTTTTACTATTTGTTTTTATAAAATCCAACTTAAGACTATTAAGTTTGAATATTTCCGACAGCATTGAAACCAGAAGTAAACTCTGCTATGTCTGTAGCAGGAGAATCACTAGCAAAAGGATATTTTTGAATAGAGTTATCTAATGTGGGGTCTGCTGGTGTTCCAGTAGGACCTGCATATCTACCTGATAAATTATACCCATGAGTAGTACTAGAGCTGCCAGTTGTGTGATCTTGTCTATAAGCTAACTCTGCAATATCTGTTGCATTTGTATCTGATGAAAAAGGAAATTTTTCAATTTGGTCTGAAGCAGGAGTAGTAAGCCCAGGTTGAAAACCTCCATGCACGTAACCATTTTCAGTACTGTTAGAGCCAGCTACAAGATATTTTCCAGCTGTTAAATCTCCTGTAACTGTAGCAGTTGAATCACTACTACCAGGCACTTTAAATATTTGAGATATGGCAGGACTAGTGGGAGTACCTGTAGGGCTGATATTACCTCTTGCTCCCGCAAAATACATAGTATCTGGTGATGCGATACCCGCACCTCTACCCTTTATAGTACCGACTCCTAAGTCTGAAGTTACTTGCGATCCTGGAGAATCAGAAGAAAAAGGAAACTTTTGAAATGATTTACCATACGTTTCTTGAGGACTCGCTTGCACCTGAAAACCTCCAAATAAATATCCATGAGTCGTGGTCATAGTTCCTGAGTTATTATCAATACTATTAGCTAGTTCTGCAATATCAATAGAAGACGAGTCAGAAGAAAATGAAGTTTTTTCAATTGCATCAGTAGAACTAGTAGGAAGTCGTCCTCCTGCTACATATCCGTAGGTATCAGAATGATGTCCTGATCCTCTGGTGCCATTATAAGTTAACTCTCCTACATCTACACTTGGAGAGTCTGAGGTAAAAGAAGTTTTTGTTATGACATCAGTAGACGCTGTTCCATCATGCTGACCCATTGTGTAACCAAAACTTGTTCCTTGAAAGTTAGATGAACTACCTGCCGCTACAGTTGCAATCTCACCTGTATATGGTAAATAACGTACTTCAACATCAGTACCATTTAAGATAGGATAAGTGTTATTAAGTGTAAGAGTAGTAGAGCTTACAACGTAGTTAATTCCTGGCTCTTGTATTAATCCGCCGACTGTAACATATAGTGTATATTCAGGGCGATTATCCGTACTAAGAGTAACTGTGTTAGAAGTACCGTCTAGTGTAAAGTAATCAGACTTAATATCACCTGCATACATGCTAAAGGTTAATGACTGTGCATCAGCATTAGCTAAGATGGAGATACCATTGCCAGTTGCAAATATAACGTTATCTGTAGCTGTAGCAGCTACTACATTCGCGTCACCGACTGTAATTGTACTAAAAGAGTTTGCAGCGTCAGCTGCATAATTAGTATTAGCATAAGCTGCGAAAGTATCTAAGTTAGCTTGAACAGTGTCAATATTTGTATTAGAAGAAGATAGCAATGAAATTGTACTAGTAACATTATCTTGTACAGTATCTATATTAGCTGTAAGTTGTGTATTTACTGCATCAGCATTTGACGAAACAGTACCAACACCTGCAACAGTTAATGAGAGTTCTTTAAACTCTACTGAATTATTTGCTGCTACATAGGTTAAGACGTGTTGATCTGTTACACCCTCATTACCGTCTGAAGCTGTATTTGAGATTAAACCTATATTTAGTTTATTAATTGCCATTTACGTTCTACCTTATACCTGTTGTCCGGCAGCTTGGGTAACGCCAATAACAAGTTCACCAACATCTGCTGCGCTTGCATCTGAAGAGAAAGGAAACTTTTGAATTACAGTTCCGTTAGAAACATAACCTGAAACAGTTGAATTTTGTGTTGCGGCTAATGTAGTTGTTGCTAATAATTCTCCTACATCTGTAGAGTTACTATCACTACTGAATGAGAATTTTTCGATGGTATCAGTATCTGCAGGACTACCTACATAATCAGTACCTCCAGATGTATACCCGTGAGTACTTGAAGAATTACCTGCACCATACATTTTTGTCACTGTTAAGTCTCCAACAGCACTAGCTGATGCGTCTGAAGAGAAAGGAAACTTATCAATAGTATTCACTCTAGCAGGAGATTGACCTCCACTATAATAGCCATGAGAGGGAGATGACTGAGCTGCTCCTGTATACCTAGCTTGTGTTAATTCACCAACATCTGCTGTACCTGTATCTGATGAGAAAGGAAATTTTCCTATAGTATCTACAACAGTAGGTTGAAAACCCCCAGAAATATAACCATGAGAAGAAGATGACTGACCGCCGTGCCACTTAGTAGCGGTTAATAGCTCTCCTACATCAGTGGCATTTCCATCAGATGTGAATGAAAATTTATCAATCTCATGTCTAATAGTAGTTGTGCTTCCTCCCGATGAGTACCCATGAGTCAAAGAAGAATGTCCAGCTAAAGCTTGACGAGATAATATTGTTGTTCCTATGTTAGTAGATGAAGAATCTGACGAGAAAGGAAATTTTTGAATTGGATTATTAGCTGGTGATCCTCCCGTTACATAACCAAAACTAGATCCTATAATTCCAGGAGATGAACTACCTCCTGCCGTCACAGTTGCAATTTCTCCTGTATACGGTAAATAACGTACTTCAACATCAGTACCGTTTAAAATAGGATAAGTGTTATTAAGTGTAAGAGTAGTAGAGTTTACAACGTAGTTAATTCCTGGTTCTTGTATTAACCCACCTACTGTAACATATAGTGTGTAATCAGGTCGATTGTCGGTACTAAGAGTAACTGTATTAGCGGTACCATCTAATGTAAAGTAATCAGATTTAATATCGCCTGCATACATGCTAAAAGTTAGTGATTGAGAATCAGCATTAGCTAAGATGGAGATACCGTTACCTGTAGCAAATATAACATTATCAGTAGTTGTAGTAGCTACTACATTAGAACTTCCTACTGTAATTGTACTAAAAGAATTTGCAGCATCAGCTGCATAATTAGTATTAGCATAAGTAGCAAAAGTATCTAAATTAGCTTGAACAGTATCAATATTTGTATTTGATGAGGACAGCAGTGAAACTGTACTAGTAACATTATCTTGTACAGTGTCTATATTAGCTGTAAGTTGTGTATTTACTGCATCAGCATTTGATGAAACAGTACCAACACCTGCTACAGTTAAAGATAGCTCTTTAAATTCTACTGAATTATTTGCAGCAACATACGTTAAGACGTGTTGATCTGTTACACCCTCATTACCGTCTGAAGCTGTATTAGATATTAAACCTATATTTAGCTTATTAATCGCCACTTATGTTCTACCTTATATTTGTGCCGCAGCCATCTGTGTTCCACCACCGATTAGTGTAGCTACGTTAGTGGCTGATACGTCGCTTGAAAAAGTAAACTTATCAATATTAGTTTGTGCAAGCCCACCACCAAAAGAGTAACCATTGAGAGTACTTTGAGTTCCTGTATTTCCATATCTAGCTACTGAAAGTTCGCCTACATCACTTGAGGTAGTATCAGAAGAAAACGGATATTTTTCTATTTGATCAACGCCATTGTTTGTATTACCATAACCTCCTATTCTATATCCATGAGTTGATGAACTACTACCTGTAGCTCCTGCTTCATATGTGCCAAGTGTCAGATCTCCTACTAACGTAGTTCCTGAGTCAGAAGAAAATGGATGCTTTTGAATAGTTGTTATACTCGATGGAGATTCGTTAGGATCACGTCCTCCATGTAAATATCCGTGAGTAAAGCTAGAAGTACCACTAGGAGATTCTAGCTCATTATTACTGGCTATTTCTCCAACGTCTGAAGATCCTGTGTCAGAAGAAAAGGGAAATTTTTGTATTGTGCTCAGAATCACTGAGGAAGGGTTTGCTGCGCCCCCTGTACTATAACCGTGCGTAGGAGAGTTAGTGCTTCCTGGTTTACGTACTGCAGTTAATAGTTCTCCTACATCAGTGCCTCCCGAATCTGAAGAGAAAGGAAATTTACTAATTGCATCAACACCTGTTGGGAAAGATGTAGGATTAAATCCCGCAAAAACATATCCTGAAACTGTAGATGATGCACCTGCCGATCTTCCGTGTCCAATAGGCAGCTCTCCTACATCTGTAGCGTTTGAGTCTGAAGTAAAGGAGAACTTTTGGATACCATCAGAATATGTGTTGCTGGGTTGTCCCGCAGAGGCATATCCAAAACTAGAACCTAAAACTATGGGAGATGAAGGAGTACTAATACCAGGTGTATTCTCTGTAGTGTTAGGAATCCAACGTACCATAACTTCAGTTCCGTTTTCAATAGGAAGTGTATTCATGAGAGTAAGGGTAGTTGAAGACACTTGATAGTGTAAATTAGGTGACTGTAATAGTCCTTCAACAGATACTAAAATATCTAAATTAGAAGAGGCAGCTTGTGTTAATGTAAAAGCATTAGTTGATCCATCAGCTATAAAATAGTTATTTACTGAGTTAGAAAGAGAGGCTTTAAAAGTAATAGTGTCCGATGCAGCGTCAGCATTAATAGTAATATTATTACCTGCTGTAAAGGTAAGAGTGTCTGTAGCTACATTAGCTACAACATTTGCTCCGCCAGCTATTAACTTTGTAAAAGTATAACCTGTAACAGCCCCAAAAGTTGAATTAGCATAAGTAGCATAGGTATCAATGTTAGATTGTACAGTACCAATGCTTGCATCTAGTGCAGTAATATTAGAAGATGCTGAAGCAACATTGTCTTGTACAGTATTAGTATTAGACGATACATTAGCATCTAATCTATTTAGGTTATCTTGAAGTACATCTGAGTTACCGCCATCAACTGAAGAAGAGGTAACAAACTCTAC